ATTACAGCACAGAACGCCATAGCTAAAGTTCTGCAGGGTCCAGTAGTAGACACTATATCTAAGATACTCAAGAGTGATCCTGCTTATGGCTCAGGCTTATCCAATGGCAAGAGATGCATCAAATTTAGTGAGTGGAATGCAAAATACACGCATTATATAGGCTTAGATGGTTCAGCTTTTGACTCTACACAATATCTCGAAATCTTACAAGCAATAGATGATGCAGTTTATACAGTTGTATTGATGGATAATCAAGGTGCAATATCAGATTATGCAGATTTTGAAGATGTTGTTCAAAGCTGTGTATGTCATACACAAGATGTTGAGACGCAGTTTTATAAATATGTCATATGTGGTACGGTCCCTTCTGGTAAGATGTCAACGAGTGCGATGAATACTCTGAGGTCAATGTGTTATGTCAGATATATCATGTTCAAAATTAAAGCAATAGAACACGTTGACTACAATTTTGAGTGCTGTGGGGATGATGTTATTATATTTTCTACCCCCAAAACAGCAGAGTCATTCGCTAAAGCTGCTTACCAATATGTTTATATTCAGTCGGCAGAGCCAATGGAACCCAGACTCTTTGGTACAAGAGGAACAGAATCAGATAAGAATCCAAAAGTGAAATTAGGTCAAGTTGCTAAGAAGATAGATATAACTGACAACATACACTCAGTTGATTATTTGTCCTGTGACTTTCTTCAGAATGAGAGACGAGAGGTTAAGATGGTTAGGAAGATCACAAGACTACTTCAGTTGTCACCTTGGACTGCAGCAAACCCATTCGAATCAACTTGGAAAGAGGAATTGCTCAATTTAAATCTGTGTTATGATGATGGTGTGCAGATGAAGACTTGGTGTAAAGGTCTCCCTATTTATGACACTTATGCTAGTATGCTTTTACGAGTTGGTCATGAAGCCAAAACATTACTAGACGTACAGCGACTGAACAATGCACGGTTCGCAGAGAGGAAATATCTTAACTATGCTGATAATGTTGATAATGCATCGTTTAGCCTTGATTGCCTTCTTTTGTTACGAGAGAGATATAGACTTGAGGCTCATAATGTTGATCACTTGGAAAAGACGTTGTCAAATGTACAGAGTATATATTCAGTCGTTCAAGACGAAGCCATAGACATAATGTTTGATAGCAATGAGGAGAGTGTTAGACAGGTTGTTGAAGATATATTTAGTCATACTCGTGGTAGGCAGATACGTAATGGGGTGAAAGATTTTAATAATTTAGATTACTTAGATGACTTACTTATTTCGGAAAAAGAATATTTCAAGCTCATAGAAGAGAAATTCGGTGAAGGTGAGAATGAGATGTTTAATAAGCAGAAAATATCATATATATAATAATTGTTTGAAAACTTTGTCCTGAGCATGACGTTAAACTGCTCCACGTCCCCTGTGGG